AACGTGAAGGAAAGAAAATGACTGAATATCTGATGAACCAGGGTTACTCTACTGAAGAAATCCAGACGATCCTGGAAGAAGTTGAGTACCAGTATGTCCGTGGTGGCACTTTCTACTCGGAACTGCTCGACGAAGACCTCGAGGCTTGGGTCGCTGCTGATCCATACGCCTACGAAGGCGAGCCAGTTGACATCGAAGTGTTTGAAGACGTTCCTTTCTAATCGGAGTATATTATGACTGTTTCAGAATTGATTGAAGTGTTGCGCGGGATGGACCAGGATAAGGACGTATCGGTCTGGAATCCTGAATGGGACTCCACAGACTGGGTTGAACGAGTGGAAGAGCAAGACGACGAAGTGGTGATTTTCTAAGGAATATATGAAGTCAATATACGCCTACACTTTTGGTCCGATTCGCATCGAAATCCAAGCCGACAACCTGCATGACGCAGATAATCTTTTAGAAAATGAACTCTTGGAGTGGTTCCCTGATGGCAAGATGCCAAAGTGGCACCAATTCGAAGTTGAGTACTACCAGAATAATACCGGAAGATAATTATGGAATTCGAAGATAAACTGTTGAGGGTAATGTTATTGACGATTACTGTTGCAATGGTATGTGCAACAGTAATGCTAGTTTATGGTGCTTATAAGATAATTATGGGGTGAATATGAGTGAACTCTATAGCATTATTTCTGCCCTGCGGGATCATTCCTCTACGCTGAACAAGCAGCAGATTCTTGAAGCCAACAAGGACAACGAAGTTCTCCAGACGGTATTCAGTATGACGGAGAATCCGTTTTACAACTACTATATCAAAGTAGATAAGAATATCTGGGCAGGTGTTCCTGAGGGTAAGGAAGAAATTACACTCAGGGTGCTCAATTGTGTCTTTGATCGTCTGGCTAGCCGTAAGGTAACAGGACACGCCGCACGAGATTATTTGGCAGGTGTTTTGACTAGCCTGACCGAGAAAGACCGATCAGTCCTCATTAAGATCATCAATCGAGATCTGGAGTGTAACGTCGGTACTGCCATCTGTAACAAAGTTTGGTCAGGTCTTATTCCAGAGATGCCTTGTATGCTAGCATCGAAGATGGATGAGAAGGCAGCTGCATCAGTTGTGCCGAGTAAAGATGGCTACATTGTCCAGACGAAGATGGATGGTGGGCGAGCAATGGCTACGGTAAATGACGATGGTACCGTAAACTTCCGCTCAAGGAATGGCAAGGAACTCATCCTTCATGGATTCTTTGACACTTTGCTTAGTAAGTTCCCTGGCTATGCGTTCGATGGTGAGTTGGTTGTTCTGTCAGGCACAGGAGTCGAAGATCGCAAGACTGGTAATGGTTTCTTTACCAAGGCAGTTCGTGGTACGATTACCCAGCAAGAAGCAGCTAGGTTCCGTTACGTCGTGTGGGATATGATTCCACTGGCAGACTTCAATGCTGGCAAGAGTGAAGTTCCGTACAAAGAACGTCTGCGTAAGTTGGTTGATGCGCAATCATTGATGACTCCAGGGTTGGTGTTGTTGGTTCAGTCCAGGGTAGTGTCTAACTTGGAGCAAGCAGAGAGGTTCTATGAAGAAATGCTCGAGCGTGGCGAGGAAGGTGCAATCCTGAAGTTCGCTGATATGCCCTGGGAAGATCGTCGTAGTAAGAAGATGATTAAACTGAAGGAAGAAAAAGATATCGATGCAGAAGTAATTGGTGTTACGGAACACACTAAGGTGCGAGGATGGGTCGGTTCGTTGACCTGCAAGACCGCTGATGGTCTGGTGCAGTTTGACGTCGGATCTGGCTTTACTGAAGCAGATCGTCAGAAACCATTTGATTATTATTTTGGGAAAATCGTGAAATGCAAGTATAATGCACTGATCAGCAATAAGACATCGACGATCAAGTCGCTGTTCCTGCCGATCTTTGTTCAAGTTCGTGATGATAAATTGGTGGCTAATATGATTGGAGATTTGAAATGAATGCTATTGAATTTGCTACGGCTATGTCTACTAATGTCTACACCATCGAATTCGAGAAGGTAGATGGTACGATGCGGAAGATGGTCTGCACTCGTATGAGTGATAAGATTTTGGAGGCAGAAAAAGAGTCCATCAAAAGGAATACCAAAGCAATTGACGAGACAACTACGTCCGTCTCTGTTTACGATATTGAGATTTCGCAGTGGCGTTCGGTTCGCCCAGCGTCAATCAAGACTATGGAGGTTGTATAATGAATGTGAATTCTTTGGATGAAGTTGGTAAGAAGGCTCTCAAGGACTTCTGTGTTGAGATGAGTTCGTCGATGTTTCGTGGAGAAGCAGAACGTACTCTTCAGAGGGAAGCCATCAAGGACTTCGCTGATAACTATGAGATCGATAAGAAGATCCTGCGTAAGATGGCTCGAGTCTATCACAAGCAGAATTTCTTCACCACTGTTGAAGAACAGAATGAGTTCGAGGCAGTTTACAACCAAGTATTTGAAACAACGAAAGCAGCTTAATGAGTACAGTTATTGAAGATGTTGAGAAGTTTATCGTTGCAGTCGGTCAGACAGTAAATGAAAACAACGAATCGCAGGCATTGCTTTATCGCAAGTTGATCCTGGAAGAGTATGGTGAACTGCAGGAAGCATTCGCAGCGAATGATGACGTTGAGGTCGCCGATGCTATTTTCGACCTCTGTTGGGTCGCTATTGGCTACGCAATGTCTCGTGGGTGGGATATGCCAGCAATGTGGGCAGAAGGCGCACAAAGTAACCTAAGCAAGATCGATCCGGAGACTGGTCTGGTCAAACGTCGAGCAGATGGGAAAATTCTGAAGCCAGAGGGTTGGTTGCCACCCAACTTCGCTCAGTTCGTCTAAATAATGCCCCTTCGGGGGCATTTTCTTTTATTCAGACTTCAGGTATAATATATTATTACTTGGAGGAAATCTGATGGCGTGGAATCCACCCGAAACTCGAGAAGAAATTAAAGATACTCTGTTCTTCATGGGAGTTCCTTATGTTTATGAGAAACTAAAGGAACCTAGAGGGCATGTTTACTTCTTTGAACTTCCTAAGGAAAACTTCATCTCGATCTATAGTCCAAACTTCATGAAGTTCAACAAGAAAACATTCAAGAATCCATATGATCTCAAACGAGAGATCATGCGGGTATTCTCCCATCTACTTTGAGTTTACTTTTATTCGAAGTTGCGGTATAATAACTTATTGAGTTGATTAGGAAAAACAAATGGCTACTACTGCAAAACGTCTCGCTATGGTTGAGAAGTTGATGAAGAAAAACGGCGAGCCGCAGATCAATATTCTGCAGTATCAGATCAGCCTAATGCATGCCCTGAATTATTACAATTCAGAATTCAATAATGCGCAGAAGAAAACCTGGTTCCTGACGCACTTCAAGAAAGAAGCAAAGTTCCCTACCAGCGAAATTCACGATCGCGAGTTTAGGACTGTGGGTACTCTTTGCCGTATACTGGCAATGGGTAATGCGCTGCAGGAAAGTGAGATGGAACTGATTCAGAGCGAATTTATTCGGATCAAGAATCTGTCTCGCCCTGATGTGGTTGAGGTAGTTGTTAAGAAGGTCAACATCCAGGACACTCTTGAAGAGAAAGCCAAGGATTTTGTTGCTGACTTCAATGGTATGCTCGATGAGTTTGTGATGGATCGTAAGGCGATTCCTGATATCGATCGTCTGATGAAGACACCCCTGACTACTCCTGTGGCTAACAAGGTCGCTCTGAAGATTCAGCGTACCTTGCTTGAACTGCGCGAAGCAGTGGCTGGCGCCGATGACTACCTGAACGAAGGGTATAGCAACTTTAAGAAGACCGAGCTGAAGAAGTTGCTGGCTGCATACGAAACCCTGACCGAACGTCTGACCCAATTGAAGAAGGTCGTGGTTCGTAAGACTCGTGCTCCTAAGACGAAGTCAATCGGTGCCATTGTCGCGAAAATGAAGTTCGCACCTGCTAATGATACTCTCGGTGTTAAGTCGGTCAGCCCTACGTCGATTGTCGGTGCTGATGAATTGTATTGTTTCAATGCCAAGACTCGCAAACTGCAGGTCTACAAGGCTCTTGATGGTATGACCCTGACTGTCAAGGGTACGACGATTATGAATTACGATATGGAGAAGTCTGAGCAGAAGTCTGTGCGGAAGCCAGAAACTCTTGTTCCGCTCTCTAATAAGGGTAAGCGTGTATATGCTAACTTTATGAAGGCATTGACTGCGAAGCCTATTGTACCAAATGGTCGGATCAACGCCGACACTCTCCTCCTCGCTACTTTTAAGTGAAAGAATATGGCAATCCTTATTGATTATAGTCAGCTAGTAATTGCCAGTTGCCTTGCCTTCGGTTCTGATATGGACAAAGGTAAAGACACGAAGAAGGCAATTGATATTATTCGTCATGCCACCCTGTCCAGTCTATTGAAGTATAAGACTGATTACTCCTCGAAGTATGGTGACATCATTCTCTGTGCCGATGGTGGTAAGAACTGGCGTCGAGATTACTTTCCCTACTACAAGGCAGCGCGTAAGGGTAAGCGTGAAGAGTCTAAGACTGACTGGAAGACGATCTTTACGTTCGCCTCTGAGTTGCTCGAGGAACTGCGCACGATCTTTCCCTACCGAGCTATTAAGGTAGATGAAGCCGAAGGTGACGACATCGTGGCAGTCCTGACTAAGTATCTCAGTGAGAATGATGTAATCCAGGAAGGTCTAATTGAAACAGCTGCACCAATCCTTATCGTGTCAAGCGATGGTGACTTCAAGCAGCTGCATAAGTTCAAGAATGTTCGCCAGTGGAATCCTCTGATGAAGAAGTTTGTTTCTAAACCAGAGCCAGACTTCTTGCTTGAGAAAGTTATCAAGGGTGACTCTGGTGATGGTGTGCCGAATGTTCTATCGAATGATGACATCTTCATGGTAGAAGGTAGGCAGAAACCAGTTACGGCTAAGGTAATGGATCGGTTTAAGAACCAGAATGGATTGTCTGATGTTGACCAACGTAACTTCCAGCGCAACAGGACTCTAATTGACTTTGACTATATACCTAATGAAGTACAGGGAAAAATTCTCTCTATCTATCATGAGCAACAACCGAAGCGTGATCTGAATGCGATTATGAATTATCTCATGGAACATCGCTGCCGATTACTTCTAAATGACCTACAGGCATTCTGACTATGAAAACTATCTCTGACATTCTTGCTGAAGCAAATACGAATATCGAAACGATCAAACCTCACATCAATAACAACTACCTTCGGGCATTGATGGAGTCCGCATATATCCCAGAAAAGAAGATGGTTCTTCCTGATGGCGATCCTCCTTATACCTGCAGCCCAAATCACCCAGATCAGATTAGTGGCGCATTCTGGCAAATTGCTAAGAAGATCAGTTTGTTTAGCCGAGCAGATTTGAAGCCTATTCGTCGAGAAAGCCTATTCGTCCAGGCTCTTGAATCAGTGTCCGCAATGGATGCTAGTATCCTGCTAGCAGTAAAGAATCAGTCACTGGATAAAATGTTCTCGAATCTGACCAAAGATGCACTAGTGAAAGTTGGATACTTTAAGTAATGTCTAAGTTCGATAAGTTCTATATGGATGTAGCCAATGGCGCAGCCAATCTCAGTTATGCCAAACGAGCCCAAGTCGGAGCAGTGGCTGTCAGAGATAGAAACATCCTTGCCTTTGGCTACAATGGAACTCTGCCAGGAACAAGTAACATCTGTGAAGATGAGAACGGAAACACCAAGGCAGAAGTAATCCACGCTGAGGAAAACCTATTGATGAAGATCGCCAGGTCATCAGTGTCAGTCGATGGTGCAGTTGTTTACGTAACGATGGCTCCCTGTATCAACTGCTCTAGGCTTATGGCCAATGCTGGCATAAAGAAGGTAATCTACCGAGACACCTACCGAGATTTGTCTGGGGTTGAATTACTTAATAAATATGGAATCGATGTAGAACAAGTGTAGGATATCATGACAAGTATATTCAATTCTCCAAATTTCGAAATCCCAGTTGATGCTCGAGATCTTCTGAATAAATTAGTAGAACTCGACGCAGGCAAATGGGAACGTATCGCGAATAATATCGAATTATTCTGGGGTCGAAAAGAATGTCATGAATACTTTGTTGAGTTGATGAAGAATGATCGTGATAATAGTCTTAGGGCTGGGTTTCCCTGGGCAGTGTCTGACCTTATATTGCGACTATCGAATCTTCATACGTTATCATACAAACCTCCACCCACACAAATGACAATGTGGAACATCTGGGACTGAAATCATTTTACTTTTATTCAACTTTGCGGTATAATAACTTATTGAAAGTTGAAAAGGAAAGAAAAATGAAAGTTGGTGATCTGGTTAAGTCGTTTGATTTCATCGGCGATTACTCCTGCTACATGCTCGGTCTCGTGGAAGAGATCTCGAAAGCGAATGGAACTGTGACCTGCCACTTGGTCGGTCGTATCTTCCAGGATGAAGTTGTTGAAACTAAAACGGACAAGTTTACTGCGCCGCTGAATGGTCAGTTTATGTTTGATCGTGCTGATTTTCCTCGGATTGTGGTCTGCGAATGAAAATCTACCTTGATATGGATGGCGTCCTCGCCAACTTCAACAAGAAGTATGCAGAGGTGTTTCAGATTGATCCAGCTGATGTTGTTATACATTCTTATGAATCAGCTAAAAATTTCGAAGAGTTTATTCGTGGGCACAACTTTGTGAATCTTGAATACATGCCAAATGCAACTCGACTGTTAGAGTTCGTCGATGGGCTTGGGGTTGATGTTGAAATTCTTAGTTCTTCTGGTGGTGCTTTGCATCATGAAGAAGTCGAGATGCAGAAGAAGATCTGGCTGAACAGCAAATTTCTGCATTACCCAGTGAACATCGTTCCAGGTGGTAGCAAGAAGGCTGCTTTCGCTGCCCCTGATTGTGTCCTGATTGATGATACTCCGCGTGTGATAGAGAAGTTTAGGGCAGCTGGTGGTCTCGCTATCCTGCACCGCGATGATGAAATTCAACATACATTTTATGAACTGACGAGGATCTTTGGACAATGAACAAGCAAGAAACTGAACTGCTAACTATTACTCTTGAGGAATGCTCTGAAGTAATTCAGGCTATCTCCAAGTGTTTCCGATTTGGAATGGATGGCCAATGGCCAGAGGGTGCTCCGACTAACAAGCAACACTTGGAAGAAGAGATCGGCGATCTTCTCTGCATGGTCAAGATCCTTGAAGATAGGGGTATTATCGACGTTGATAATGTGCATGCAGCGACTCTGAACAAACTTGAGAAACTATCTAAATGGAGCAATGTGAACCTATGACTACCTATACAAGTAAAGTTATTGTCGATCCGGAAACTGGTGAATACATTCTTGATCTTCCTGTTGAAGTTATATACGAACTTGGGTGGAACATTGGCGACACCCTGGACTGGAAAGTAAATGATAATGGCCAAGTAATTCTTAAGAAAGTGACTAAAATGAAGACATTTGCCGTAGAAACAGTTACATCATTCCGCCATGTATATTTCGTAGAATGCGAAAGCGAAGAGCATGCACTGGATACTGTGGCGATGGAAGATGCTGAACATTATTTCCAAAATTTTCTTGGAGAACATGTTATGAGTGCTAGAGAAGTAGACAAGAGCGATATGGTAAAGATCATCCGAGAAACAGAACAACCTAACCTGACTATGGAACAGTTCGAAAATAAAGGATGGATTCAGAACTGTGTTCATGTGGTTGACTATACGAAATGAATGCTACCTTCGTGATCTATAGCAGCGATACGGAGGCGCTGGCTAGTATGGATGAGATTGTGCGGAGGGTTATATCCAAATCCCTCGGCACAGTCGTCATCACTCCAAATGTAGATGAAGAACAGAAGATGTATTATGAGTTCGTCATCGATGTTGAAAGTGACAAATTGGATTTGGTATGAACATCTTCTTCCTGGATAAAGATCCAGATACTTGCGCTGAGTATCATCTTGACAAACATGTCGTCAAAATGATCTTAGAATACAGTCAACTTCTCTCAACTACTCACAGACTACTAGATGGAAAACAATCAGAATCCTTATCCAAAACAGGTCGCCGCACTACTACGTGGAGATTGGACGATGACAGGGACTCTATCCTGTACAAAGCAACTCACAGCAACCACCCAAGCGCAGTCTGGGCGCGTAAATCTGCGGGGAACTACCAATGGCTCCAGGCTCTGTTGGTTAGTCTCGCCGCAGAGTACACTTTCCGTTATGGAAAACATCACAAGTGCGAGACAGATGGACTTATTTCCCGCCTAGAAACTCTGCCGACCAATATCCCTATTGGTGATATGACACCAGTTCTACTGGCTATGCCAGATGAGTATAAGGTCAGTGATAACGTAGAATCATATCGTAACTACTATCGTCTTGGTAAGCCACACATCCATAGTTGGAAGGGAAAGGTAGCTGGTCGCTCTATTCCTTCATGGATTTGAGTGTGTAAATAGAAAGGAGTAATTATTAGGAGGGCGTATGCCTTTATACGATAGACGATGTTCGAGCTGTCAAGCAGTGTTTGAAATTAGCTGCAAGATCAGTGAGAAGTCAAATGAATTTGAATGCCCAGAATGTAAATCTACTGAAGGAGAATGGCAATTTGGTACACCCATGGCAATCGCACCAGACAGATTGGGTCGCGGAAGAAATGGTGGTATGAATGAAGTTCTGCAGAAAATCCATGAGAGGAATCCTGGATCTATTCTGAAAAACAGAAACTCATTCTAACTTGTTCAAACTATTAGTAACTGTTATTCTAACATTTGCGTCCTCGGTTGCATCAGCCTGGGACGCAAATCTCATTGCATCTTCGTTAAAAGATAAATCCCCAGAAGTAATTGATAGGGCTAACTCTCTACTAAGTACAATTGTAATATCAGCGAAACTATCTGACAAAGAAAAGTTATCATTTATCAATGAAAGAGTCAATAAAGACATTCAATTCATTCCTGACACTGATAACTGGGAAATGCGGGATTATTGGGCAACTCCAATAGAAACCCTGACCAAAGGAGCAGGGGATTGTGAAGATTATGCGTTACTGAAATACTTTAGTTTATTGATAGCTGGTGTAGATCAAACAAAACTAAAGTTCCTTTACGGCAAGACTAGTTTTTCTGCCCATATGGTTCTTGTGTATTATGAATGTTCGTTATGTGATCCATTAATTCTAGATAATCTGACTGACGATATAAAGCCACTAACTGCTAGAATTGATATAACCCCTATCTTTCAGTTTGATAATACAATTTCCATTAGAAGATGGAATGATCTATTATCAAGAACACAGGCTGAAGGGTTTTACTAAAAGAAAGAAAACATGGCAACAAGAAAATCCCCATTACGTAATCGTGATGAACAAATCGAGGGAGATGAAACAGTACATCGCCATCAACCAGTAAATAATACATTAAAGATCAAATTAGATCACCTGAAGACATTCGAGCCACTAACAGATAATCAGGGTAAGTTCTTCGACCTATATCGCGGTGGCGCATATTGCATTGGATTGTTCGGTAGTCCAGGCGTCGGTAAGACATTCCTATCAATGCTCAAAGCAATTGAGGAAGTTCTTGACAAAAGTAATTCCTTCAAGCAAGTGGTTGTTATTAGAAGTGCCGTACAGGTGCGTGACCAAGGATTCGTTCCAGGTGACTTGGATGAGAAGATGGCTATCTATGAACAGCCATACAAAGAAATTAGCCAGACTCTGTTTGGTCGACCTGATTCCTGGGATCGCCTAAAGGAACAGGGGTATGCTCGCTTTATCTCTACGACTGCCATTCGTGGTATCAGTATCGATGATGCTATCATTATCGTAGACGAATGCCAGAGTATGACATGGCACGAACTGTCATCAGTTATTTCTCGCACTGGCCATCGCTCCAAGATTATCTTCGTTGGTGACTTGAAGCAGAATGACCTCGTTAAGTCGCGGAATGATATTTCTGGACTGAAACAATTCCTCGAAGTGCTATATACGATGAAGGAATTTCAGTCGATTGAATTTACACCAGACGACATTGTGAGATCATCATTGGTGAAATCATTCATCGTGGCATGTGATAAACTAGGATATTAAAATGATTACAGCAGACC